GAACATATTGTTTCTGGCAAAGATTTGACTATATTTTCAGATTCTATTTATGCTATTAGATGTGTCGGTGAATACGGTAAAAAATGTGAAAATAAATTTTGGAATGTAGACATACCAAACAAAGAACTTGTCAAAAAGACGTATGATATATTCAAAGATAAAAGTAATGTTAAATTTGAATACATAAAAGCACACACAAGTAAAAGCGACGAGCATTCAGTGGGTAACGATAATGCAGACAGACTTGCAAATGAAGCCATAGGTCTTACATCTTGTCCGTACACGAAGATATATCTAAATGTTCCATATAAAGACAAAGAAAATGCAAAGAAACATGGATGCAAATGGGATCCTAAAAAGAAAAAATGGTACACGTTTAAAATGGTACCAGAACTGGAATCATACTCTTAAAACCTTCAAAACTTCGTTGACTGAGGGGTGTCTTACTATATCTTCTTCAAACATTTCAACATGTTCTATATATTCGAGACTCAAACCGTCCATCTTATTTATAAGCACAGAAAGACCGTTATCATCACCCAAATCCGATTGTTCGAGATCTCCCGTCACAATCAGTTTTGTATTTTCGCCAATTCTCGTAAGTAACATCTTCATTTGGTTGGGTGTACTGTTTTGCATTTCATCGGCAATGATTATGGTGTCATTAAAAGTTCTACCACGCATATAACCAAGCGGTTCGATTTTTATACATCGCTCCATTTGGTTGTGAGAAAGATATTTTTCGAAAATATCAAACATTGGTTTAGTCCACGGTTCCATCTTTTTATCCATATCACCCGGAAGATATCCCATGTCTTCGTCGGCGGCGACAATCGGTCTCGTCAAGATAACCCTACCCCTAAAAACTTTGTATATATGATCTATACCCACCTGACATGCCAGCATAGTTTTGCCAGATCCAGCAGGACCAGTTGCAACAACAATTGGTTTTTTAGACCTAAGTGCGACCATATATCTACATTGACCAGGTGTTTTGGGGAAATCCATATATCTTATATTAAAGATTTTTTCCTTAAATAAATTAAGATGGAAAGCTATCACTTGATAAAAATGAAACCCACCAAGACTTATTTGAGTCTGATTGATCCAAATAAGAAGAGTCGTTTTGTTTGCTTCAATAATCATGAGACGGCAGATACTTTTGTAAATTATGTCTCTACTTTTAGATCTAAGCACGGCCACTGGCCAAATATGGATATGTCAAAAAGAATAACCACTGTAAAAAGTAAAGTTGAATTTAAAAAACGTACATCAGACGAGATAAAAAGATTTTTGGACCTGGACACCTTTGACTACGAACAAATCGAAACTATGGTGAAGCGTACAAATATATCTTTTATTTGTGTTCATAATTTCTCATATCTGGAAAATAAAGAAGAACACCAAATTGTAAGTTTTTCTGGTCAAGAATGGGACGGTAAAGCTGACGAAATCTTATACCGAGACCTACTCGAATTCAACTTAAAAACTAAATAAAATATAATGTAAATACATGTGTGGGATAATTGTAACTTTTGGTGAAAGTAAAAAAATACCACCAAATTTACTGTCTCACCGTGGACCAGATGATTACCGTACTAAGAGAATGGGAAAATGTCGCATGGATTTCTATAGACTCGCAATAAACGACTTAACAGAAGCAGGTATGCAACCATTTGTCAAACCAAAACGAATGTTTGTATGTAACGGTGAAATATACAACCATCGCTTATTTAGAAATGGTGAAGAGAAGAGTAAAAGTGACTGTGAAGTTGTTATGAACATGATATACACACTTGGTATAGAAAACACAATCAAGTCTATAAACGGCGATTTTGCAATGGTCTACACTGACGGGAAGAGAGTACTTGCGGCCAGAGATCCAGTTGGTGTTAGACCTATGTTTTATACACGGTATGACGATAATTCTATTGCATTCGCTAGCGAAGCAAAGGCGTTAATGTTTCTTGGTACGCATATAGAGATATTTCCACCAGGGCATTTTTATGATTCATATTTAGACAATTTCATTTGTTATCATACCGGATATTGGAATGTTCACAGGTTTAGTGCTAGTAAAAATCATGAACAGTTACGTTATGTTTTAGAAGAAGCTGTACACACTCGTTTGGATAATACCGACAGGGAAATTGGATTTCTTTTGTCTGGTGGCTTAGATAGTAGTTTAATTGCGGCTATCGCAAGTAGAAAATTGGGCAGGATACGAACTTTTTCTATAGGACTCAAGGGAAGTCCTGACCTAGAAGCCGCAAGGAAAGTTGCAGACTACTTAGCAACCGACCACACAGAAGTGACTTTTACAGTTTCCGATGGAATTGATGCAATTGAAAGTGTCATTAAAAGCCTTGAATCATATGACACAACAACTGTGCGAGCATCTACACCTATGTGGATTTTGTGTAAGTACATCAAAGAAAATACAGATTGTAGATATATTTTCTCTGGTGAGGGAAGTGACGAAGTTTTGGGTGGATATTTATACTTTCATAACGCACCCGGTGTCGAAGAATTTGCGTGTGAAAACATGCGTCGACTTAAACTCATACATCAATTTGACGGTCTTCGCGCGGATAGATGTGCGAGTGCACACGGATTAGATTTAATTGTACCGTTTTTAGACAAAAAATTTATTGATTGTTGTATGGGTATGAACCAAAAATTAAAAATGTCAAAAATTGAGAAGGGAATTCTCCGAGAATGTTTCTCCGGTTATCTTCCGGATGAAATTTTATGGCGACAAAAAGACGGGATGAGCGATGCTGTCGGTACAGGTTGGGTTGACCACATAAAAAAATATTGTGAAGAAAAGATGTCAGACAAGATATTCGAAACTATAAGATGCGTCTGTACACATAATATACCCCTCACGAAAGAAGAAGCCTTTTACCGTGACATTTTTTGGAGGTTCTATGAGAGAAGGAACGACTGTCTGATTTCAGAGATATGGCGTCCAAAATGGACATCTGTGACAGACCCTAGTGCGAAATTGTTACTTATAGAAAATGATGTATAGTATATAAATGACCGATCTTGTTAAGAACTTTGACTGCAAAAACAAAGAACACGTTCTTTGGCTCCGAGATGTTGGACAGGCTATGGCAAAGGCAACCTCCGGTGAGAGAGTTGATATCGAAAAGATTGTTAACGATAACCCAATTGATGGTGATACAACCATGAAGAATATGATGGATTGGGCGTATATTCACTTCCAACTCGCTATGAAATATTCTAACGCAGTACTCAGTTGTGATGCGTATTTACCAACCCCTGAATAAATTGTATTCACGCAAGGTAAAGTCTTGTGGGTCTGAATTACGATCCATTCTCACTAATAAAATTGGACCGAATGTTTCTTCTTCAGTAAAAGGTTCGGGCAATATATGTTTATTGCGTCTTACGTGTCCACTTTCAGCCTTTAATATGACAACATCTATTTCAGGCCATTGACCTATAAACGTGGGTCTGCCGAGTAGTAATTTTACAATTTCATTTTTTGAAGGATCTATGTCTAGATCTATTTCGTTTATGTCGCACCTTCCTTCTTTTATAAGTATAGCTCTTGTCATCCTTAATTTTTGTTTATAAAAAAATATTTGCAATTAGTAAATGAACAAACGTGTGATAGCGTATGCTTTAGCTTTAGTCATATGTTATTTCATTTTTAGATATATAACAACAGAAGGATACAAACCTCTCCGAGGCGGGTATGTGAATGACAAGATTGATACCAACCCCGAAAGGCGTGTTTCGCAGTTTTTTGATAAATGCTCGCCTGAAAATATGTCTGAGTGCTCTCTTAACAATCCATATGAAGGTCTTCCACTTCCGTAACCTAAGTAGATAGATTTCTTTGTATAATTTAAGAAAGATGAACGTGACAAGAGAATACGCCCTCAGCAAGCTATCTTCTATTCTCGAGGTTCCCAAAACAGATACACTATGTGTGAATCTCGAGAAGAGTATATTTAATCATACAGTTCGCAATGTAGACGAACCTTCGTGGGAAAATAAATGGTTTTCGAATATGTACAAGCATAAATTCTTACAAATTCAATATAATATGTTAAAATCACCCACGTTAAAACAAAAAATTATCAATAAAGATTTAAAAACGAATGAGGTTGTTGAACTAAAGCCACAACATTTATGGCCGGGTGGTCCAACCGACAAAACAATCGAAGATAGAATTATTAAAGATTTAAGAAAAGCATATTTAGCAAAAGAAAATCAAAATCAAGAGGGCTTCTTTACATGTAACCGGTGCAAAACAAAGAAAACGACATATTACCAGTTACAAACACGGTCTGCAGATGAACCTATGACAACATTTGTAAGCTGTCTTAACTGTGGTAAAAATTGGAAGTGTTAAGTACGTGTTGGGAATGTGTAAGGTCTGTGTCCATATCACCCACAGATAATATAAAATTATATCCCAAAGCTTTCTTCATATTATCTTTAGTTTCGTGACTTGTAAATCCTAGATAGTCGTATACTATTCCAAAATTTTGTAATTGACTTCTTGTTAGTTCAACAATCGCCTCAAAACTTGGTCTGGCTGTAATAATTATTATTTTATAACCCATTCTTTTTGCGATAATTAAAAGTTCATAAATCGGTACATTAAGTCTACCAGATGTAAATATTAATGTATCGTCTATATCAAACATGACAGCGTCATTATTTACAACTGTCCTATTTGATATATAAGATATACCACGTTCTTTCAAGCCATCCATTAATATTATTAAAGAATTAAATTACTTCTTTAATAACATGATCATTGATGTACAGATTGACGATGGCACTGTGTGTTTAGCATACATTGTAGCCGAAGATGCATCAAATGATACGTTCAGTGTAAGATTCCTGAGTCATAATAAAGATTTAGATATATACAATTTCGATGAAAATATAGAAACTATTCCAAAAGAATCAGTTGTTGGATTTTATGATACCGGTGATTTGGAGGATACTGGTATATATAGGATGACCGAGTCTGGCTACGAAATGATTGAAGATTCTGATTATGAACCAGAAACGGAAAGTGAAGAAGATACCGACGACGACGACATATCTCTCGATGAAGAAGATGATCTATAACTACTTAAATAACACCCCCGTAATATATAAAATGACTAATGTCAGAATGCTGCATCTGTTACGAAGCTGAACCAAAATGCACTCTATTATGTGGTCATAAGTTTTGTCATGTGTGTATAAAAAAATGGTACAAAGCGTCCATACAAAATACATGTCCATGTTGTAGAAGAAATCTAAAAATAAAATCACCTCATTGTGAAAATACTAAAGAAATTATTGTAGAGTACGACAAAAATTATGACATTGATGTCATATGCAGTTCTATATTTAAATTTCATGAAAAGATAAAGGTTTTGTCTAAAAAATGTAATGTCACAATCAACGAGTTGAGTTTCTTAGATAAACAACCGTGGACAAAATTTATACTCCCATGCGAATACAACTTAAACGACAAAATTCGTTATACACGGTACAAGTTTATAAACAATAAAAACGATACAAAAATAAAACAAATAACAATAAGACATGAACTATGAACCTAAAAAAAGAATTACAAAAAATGACAAGAAAAATAAAAAACTGATATACAACCAAAAATATTTAAGGATAAAATCTAATAT